TGATTTGTATAAAAAACGTAAAGATGGTATTATAACAACATTAGCACAATTAAACGCATTTCGGTGGTTTTTAAAATATAAAGTATTAGATTATGCATTACAACATTTAACAGAAATAGAAAAAGATATGATTACTACAGAAAAATTAGAAATACAAAAAATACAAGAAAAAAAACAAGAAAAAGAAAAAAAAAGAAGAGAATTATCTAAAAATTCACATAAAGGTTATACTATGTATAGTGTTTATGTGAAAGTATCTTTTTAATTTAAATAAATAATTTTATATACATTAATAATAATTATTCAAATAGGTATTATTCTTTTATCTTCGTCTAATTCGTGTACTATTTGTATAAATTGTTGAATTGTATACATATTACTAAGTATACGTACTATTCTACCTTTTATATGTATTTTTGTTTCATAATATTCTTTTTCATTTATACGTACTTTTTCTCTTATTCTACAATATAAATTCTTAGAATTTAAATAACATGTATGGTCTAATAATACAGAATGTTGACGATTACTGTTTGAATACATTTTTAACGTGTTTTTTATATAACGTGTTTGTCCACACATTATAGTATATGTTTTTGTATCTTGATCGTTGTTAAATTGTATAATAACAAAATGTTCTTTTAAACTATCTGATTTTACATCTATTATTCTATTATCCGTGTTTATGTTTAGTATTGTTTTTAAACGATATGTTTCTTTTATGTATGTATACGCTGTTTGATATTTTAAGTAATCGGTGAATAATTCTTCTAGTTTTATATAATACTTGATAAATTCTTTTTTTGCGTTACATGAAAGAAGTAACATTTTAAATGATTGTTTTGTAAATTTGAAGAAAGACATGTTAGCATATCCTCTTTTTTTAGTCACACCAAAAAAGTTTGCTAAATTTTCATCGTTAATTACATCATTATATGTATATTCTATATAATCTACAAACTCTACAAATCCGCATCTTTCTTTTATTTTTAAATTTAGTTTATGTTTTACACTATATCCAAATTCTTCATATAATTCTTCCGTCATGTATACCCAATCATCATGTTCTAATTGGTTTAACATGTTCCAAAATTTATTTACATACAACTGGTTTATATCGTATCCTGTATATTGAATAAATTCTGGTATAGTAAACATGTCATTATCTACATTTACAACACCAACAAACCTGTTAGCATACTTCTCGCCAGAAAATTCGACTAATAGTTGTTGTTGTTCAATGAATGTGATTTCCATTATGTTGTTGTTGTAGTATTGTTGGTGAACAAGTAGTGTATGTTTGTTTCCTTTAATAAGTGTTATTTATTTAAGTTATATTGCATGTTTATTAATAATTTATAATGTTATCTGTGTGTATAGAAACAGCAGTATATATACATTCAATGATAACAGAAATAGGACATATAAAAAATTCTCTATCGTCGGACATTCTATAATGTTGTAACAATAAATGTACCTTTTTCTCAACAACAGTACATGGTTCATTTTTACATTCTAATGTAAATAAAAATGTACTTTTTTCAGGATAAGGTGTACTAAAACCTTGTAATCTGTTTTTTAAACTTTTAGTACACCCTACTTTATAACAATTAGCATCATAATAATTAAACATGTTATTATGTAATATATAAATATATCCAAAAGTACTTTTAATAGTTTTAATTTTTTTATGTTGTAGTTCGTATGTTAACATATAAAGTTTAAAAAAAGCCTGTTTTGTAAATTTGAAGAAAGACATGACAGATAAACCTTTTTTTTTATTAAAGGCAAAATTTTCAGTTAAACTTTTATTGTTAATTACATCATTATATGTATATTCTACATAATCTATACCTTCTGTAAATCCACATCTTTCTTTTATTTTTCTATTTAAATTTTTTTTCTGCGTATACCCAAATTCTACACACAAGTCTTCCGTCATGTATACCCAATCGTCATGTTCTAATTGGTTTAACATGTTCCAAAATTTGTCTACATATAACTGGTTTATATCGTACCCTGTATATTGAATAAATTCTGGTATAGTAAACATGTCATTATCTACATTTACAACACCAACAAACCTGTTAGCATACTTCTCGCCAGAAAATTCGACTAATAGTTGTTGTTGTTCAATGAATGTGTTTTCCATTATGTTGTTTTGTAGTGTTGTTGGTGAACAAGTAGCGTGTTTGTTTGTTTTTGTTTCCTTTAATAAGTATTATTTATTTAAGTTATATTGTTTATTTTTATAAGTAAGTAGTAGCAGTAGTAAATAACAAATGAACGAATAAGTAATGACATGATGTTTTTCTTATTTTTTCTTATTTTCCCTTATTATTTCTTTATTTATATAAACATATGTATATGTATGTATGTATAAATAAAGAAATAAATATATACTATATTAAATAAATTATATATATTTTTTTATTTATTTTTTATTAAACAAATGTCTAATTGTTTATCTAAATACGAACAAGATAGTTCATATGCTGCTAATTATTATATGACAAATACACATCAACAAAATAATAATACTAATGTACCTATATATATACCACCAATACAACCAGATAATATACAAGGTGATGTTTCTAGTATAAATTCACCGTATCGTACATTAAACAACATGAACGATTGTTATAAAAACCAATTTATAACAAACATGTCTGTTAATGATTTATATTCACCATTTATACGTACAAAATTACCTGATGCTAAACGAAACGAATATTGTACAAATGATAATTGGATGACACCGTTAATAGAAACAAAAAATATTGATCAATTAAACCATTTAACATTACACCATGCACCTATACCATTAAATTCTAGAGATATAACACGTGCTATTTATTCTAATTCAACATGATAACAATATTCCACATGGTTCGCTAATTGTATTAAGTCTGCAAATGAATAAATATTAGATGGTGGTGTACAATTGTTTTGTTGTTGTGTAGTTGAACATATATTTTGTGTATACAACACGTTATCAATATTATTTTGTAATTGTATAACATGTATATCTAATAATGTATAACATATAACATTATAATCAATATGATAATCTTTAAAAAACGAGACACTGTTTTCTTTTGAATATTTACAATATACGCATTGTTCTGGTATAGATGATAATGTATATTTTAATTTCAAATAACATGTGTTGCATATCATTTGAAAACAATTCATACAACACACAGAATGTTTATAAACTGTATTATAACATATAACACATTCTTTAAAATGTAATAAAGAAGATGAACGACGTATAGGTGATACTGTTGTTGTTAACGTATTGTTTATGTTATTATTATGTCCTGTTGAAAATAAAGATGAGAAATGTGTTGTTAAATAATCTTGTTTAATAAGTATATTTTTAGGTATATTTAATTTAATTTTAAATCTATTTTTATAATTAATTTCAATTACAATACTATATAATAATGAATTTAATGAACTGGTTGTAACAGGTGAAAAAAAACGTTTAATAAATGTATTTTTATATGAATATATATCCGGATATTCTTTTAAATATGTAATAATAGTATCATAATTTTTAAGTAAAATAAATATTTTTGTATTTCTATCAATATACAATAATTCTTTTTTTTTATCATATGTATTTATATAATAAATATTATTAAACGAGTAATTTTTATATACTAATTTTAATTCATGTACTACTTCTGTATTTTTAATGACCCATGTATATATAAATTGTAATTTATCATTATTAAAAACAGTATTTGTTGTTAAAATAGTTTTTAATATAAAATACAATACTTTTAATGATGACATTTTTTTGTTTATACTATTACTATTGTTTGTTATTCTTTCTTATTTTCTTTAGTTATTTATTTTAATTACCTTGACACATTTATAATAAATAAATAAAATAAAAAAGAATAACAACAAGTGTTAAAAATGATGAAAACTACTAATCAACAAACAGATATACAATCATTAAAAAAAGAAAATAATAAATTAAAACGTGATCTAATTGAAGACGCGTATACATATATTCCTTATTTTTACGAAGAAGAAAAAACAGAAGAAGGTGCAGAAGAAGAAAAAGAGTATACTAAAGACACAATAACATCTTATTTGGATTTAGCTTGTGGACGTGGTGGTGATATTGATAAAATATGGAAAGCTAATTATTCACGATTAATTGGTATAGATATTAATGAACAAGCATTAAACGATGAATATGGATATATAAAAAGATTTGAATCTAGAAAACAATATTTTACAACAGATTCTACATGTTATCAATACGATGTTTCTACTATTTTAAACGATCACGCAGTACCTTTTATAAATATATTAAAATTTGATACTATTGGATTACAGTACGCATTACATTATTTTTTTAAAAATGAAGAAAGTTTAGATAATTTGTTTTTAAATGTTAAAAAGGTATTAAAACAACATGGTTTATTTATAGGTATAGGTTTAGATGGTGAACGTATGAAAAATTTATATCTAAGAAATACTGAAAAAAATATAGAATCTACATTATACGATATAGTACCTACAAATAAAAATAAATTTATAAACGATAATACACATTATGGTAACGAGTATTCCTTTAATATTAAAGGTACAGATGAAAGTAGTAAAACCAAACACTATTTTGAAGAATTTGATAAAAGTATAGAATATAAAACAAATATACCTATTTTAATACAAAAAGCCAATTATCATTCACTTACTATTGAAAGAATACAACATGTTTATAATAATAACGACGATGAACAGTTTATTTTAAATAATAATAAACAATCGTATAAAGATATCGTATATTTAAATTTTATTTTTATATTTAAAAAATAATATATTTAATTAATAATAACACTATATTTTTATTTATGGATTCTACAACAATATCACCTTTTAATACTGTTAGCGATACAGTTTCAAACACAATGAATTCTAATTCTTCTATAACATATACATTTGTGACATATTCTTTAATTGTTTTTATTATACTAATTTTATTTTATATTTTTCGTTCTATATTAATGTATAATTCTTATTCTGAACAATTTGGTAATGAAAATACTACTAATAATAATAATACTATTACACGTATATGGGATAATAGTATGAAATTTTTTAATAAAAAATAAATAATAATTAATTAATATATTATAAATACATCATTGAAATAGAAGAAGAAGGAGGAGGTGTGTTTTTTTTATTATTGTTTGTAGACGTTTCTTTGTTTTTTAAGAATTCATCATATCCTTTTTTTATATCTATTGAATTTAATTGTTTTTTTTTATTATCAGCAGTAGTATTATTTTGAAAAATAGTTAAAAATAAACGTTGTGAATGTGCTATTTTACATTTTGTTAATAATACTTCGGTATCTCCACCATAATTTGAAAAATAAGGTTCGTTGCCTTTTTTAAACAATACTGTATCTAATATAACAGATGTTTCTGTATCATTTGAAAGAGTCCATTGTGTATCTATTATTTGTTTTATAAATATATTTTTAATATCTGTTATAGTATATACGTCTAATTCGTATATCCATGGAAAACGACGTTCAAGACCTTTATTATAAGAAAAAAAACAATTCTTAACATCTTCTTTATATCCACATATAATACATATAAAATTATGTCGTTCTTCAGATAAAAAAGAATTAATTGTATCTATACATTCTTTTGCAAAAGAATCTTTTTGTCCGTTACCTGTTGTATCTGCTGAACCTAAACTATATACTTCATCAAGTATTAAAACATTACCTTTACACGATTGTAATAATTCTGCTGTTTTAATAGCTGTTGAACCTAAATAACCACCAATTAGATCAGATCTAGTAGCTTTTATAACATTTCCTTTTGTTAATATACCTATTTTACGAAAAATATCTGCTAATATATGTGATAGATACGTTTTACCACATCCTGGATTACCATATAAACAAATATGATTAAAATCTGATATATTGTTTAATCCTTGTATAATATACAATAATTGGTTTTTTACTGTTGTTTTTATAGATGATAATCCTATCATATTATTTAATTGTATTAATGAATCTATTGTTAATAACAATCTATCAAGTATAAATATACGTTTAGCTTTTTGATTATATGTATTTAAAAAAGATTGGTATTCTTTACATAATGTTATAATATCTTGTAATGTATGTATATTTTCCATAGATGTTTTTTCAAATTGTACAGTGTTTTTTCTTACATATTTTTTATTATTTATTTTCTTTTTTATATTTTTTATTTTCTTTTTTATATTTTTTGTTTTCTTTTTACGATTATTATCGTTGTTATTATCATTATCATCATGTACTAAAAAACCATCTGTGTAATCGTAATCGTCCTTTTTATTATTTTTGTTAAGACACATGCTAAAAAATAATAAATAAATAAAATAACAGTATTATATTTTTTAATAATAATAGTACTTTATTTATTTATTATATATTAACAAAATAAAATGAATAACAATTCTACGTTAACTATATATTATATTATATGTTTATTTTTTATTATTATAATTTTTACATGCATATGTTTTAAATATATACAAGAATGTATTAAAAAAGAAGAACCTTTGTTTTTAAATAATATTCATACAAATACATCAACAACTGTACAAAACCAACATGTTAAGAAAATACCTAAATTGTTATTTTTAACATATTATGATAAAAATAAAATACCTAAACATGTTATAAATCGTTTTTTCATGTTTACAAAGAATGAATTTCGTATATATATATTAGATGATAAAGATGCTATTTCTTTTTTTAAAACGTATAATTTTCCACAAGCTGTTGTACAAAAATACAATTCGTTAAAAAAAGGTGCACATAAAGCCGATTTGTTAAGATATTGTTTGTTGTATATTTATGGTGGTGTTTATTTAGATATAAAAACAGAATTAATTGAAAATTTAACTACTTCTTTTGATTTTGATACAACCTATCCGTTATCAACACATGTATTGTATACATTAAACGATTTTATGAATGTTACAACATATCAAGGTATTATGGTATCGACACCGCGAAATCCTATTTTTAAAACACTTATATACAATTTAATAAATACATCTAATTTAATAATTGATTTAAATTATCATATATTTGTACAACAATGTAAATATATTTTAGATTATTATAAACAAGATCCTAATTATCTTATTTATTTATACCAAGAAAAATGTAACACGCTTCTTCTTTCTTCTTTACACACAGAAGAAAAAAGAGATAGATATGGATTTGTTTGTTATGGATATACTGATAAAGATCGTTTATTTGTTAAAATAAGAGATTCTGAATATCCTTATACATAAATTAAAAGTATAAATTATTGTTTTATTACTATAAAACAAATATTTCTTATTTTAAATAACAATTATGGCAGCATCTTTACAATTAATTAAATTTAAAATAAATGTATTAAACGATAAACGTAAAAACAACAGTTCACCTATTATATGTGTTGTTGGTAAACGTAATACAGGAAAATCTGAAATAATTAAAAATATTATGTATCATAATAGAGATATACCTTCTGGTATTATTATTAGTCCAACAGAACAAGGTAATTCTTTTTATTCATCGTTTTGTCCATCGTTGTTTATACATTATACATATGATACTATCATATTAAAAAATATACTTGATCGTCAAAAAAAATTAATAAAAAAAAACGGTCATCATCCAAAATACGACTTTTTTGTTATTTTAGATGATTGTATGTTTAATAAAACAGAAATTAATAAAGATATTAATTTAAGACAGTTTTTTATGAACGGTAGACATTTTCAAATTTTTTTAATTATGTCTGTACAATATATTATGGATTTATCTGTTACATTACGTACAAATATAGATTTTGTTTTTGCTATGAAAGAAAACAATATACAAAATATTGAACGATTATACAATTCTTTTTTTGGTATATTTAGTAGTAAACAATTATTTATACAAGCTTTTAATCAAATAACTGAAAATTATGGATGTATTGTTTTAGATAATTTATCACGTAGTAATAATATAACAGAAACAGTATATTGGTATCGTAGTCCATATCCACATATAGATTTTAAAGTTGGAAATAAAAAAATATGGAAATTACATAATAAATATTATGACGCAAATAAAGAATTTGAAAACGACTCATCTGTTATTAAAAATAACAATAATACATCAACTACTAATATAATGTTATTAAAAAACAATTAAGACGACCAGTATTTGTTTTTAACTGTATCGTGTTTATGTTCATTTATATTATGTGTATCAATACCTCCTTGGTTTATTAAAACTGGGTTTTTTGTTTTTTTAATAGGTATAACTTGTGTATTTTTAAATGCTAAATTTAAAAAGACAGTATCGTTATGTTTTTCTGTAAATGGTGACGATATGTTTGGTAAGGTGTTTATAAAATGGTTTCTAAAATCATAAGGTTCTGTATCTGAACGTTTAAGACGCGAATCTGAAAATCTAGAATTTGGATATAATGGGTTATGTAAAGCTTTATCGTTCATATTAAAATTAACAAATGTTGATCCATCTTTACCTTTTAATCGTGTTAAGCCTGTATTTTCAACATATCCTAATCCGCCACTATTTACTTTAACAAAACCTTCATTTTTATTATTAGGATTATAAGCATTTTTACAGTTTGGTAAACTTACTTGTACATTTAATCGATCTCTATCAAATATAGTAGAACTACTTGTTGATGCATCTGGTATTACTTTTCCAGGAAAACGTGTTAACATAGGTTCAAATGCACGTACACGCATAGTTGGTACTGAAAATTCACCAACAGATGTATAGCCATAATCTTTTATATTAATCATATCGTTATATGAAGGATATGTTGTATAATTATACATGTTTGAAGAAATATCAAGTCTTTCTTTATAAACCTGATCATCATATAAAACACTTGCTAATGTATTAAAATTAGAACATAATTTTAAAGCATCCATATATTATTAAAAGTATAATTTATTAGTACATAAAGATTATTTATTATTTAATAATTGTTTCACGTGTTGCACAATTAATAGAATTTAATTTACAATTATATGTTGGTATATCTTTACATAAAGATTCTCTAAAAGATTGTATATCCCATTGTGGTATATGTATATTTAAACGTTGTTGATTATAATCGTATAAATTATTAGATAAAATACGTTTATCAATAGTTTTCATATCAATAGAATTTTCTATATTTTTTTTAGTATCTATAATTTCTTTATCATTAGTAGTATTAGAATAATTAAGATTATATGTAGTATTATCAATAGTATTTTCAAAAAAATCTAAAGATAAATGAGAAGATGTTATACAATAATAAATATATGCAAATAAAAACAACAATGTGTATAATAATAACCAATTTATAAATGTTAACTTGTAATTAAAATAAAATTTTGATAATAATACAAATAATATTAATACAATATTAATAAAAATATAAATAAAAGAAGTAGAAGAAACAGTATCCATTCTTTATAATTATTATTTAGTATACTATATATTAATTAATTTTAGTAGATATAGCAAGTAAAGATTGTAAATAAGACCATATTGTGTTTTTATCATCATCTGATATAGATAACCATTTTGTTTTCAAAACAGATATAATAGCATCAAACGATTCATCATCTGTGTTTACCAAAGGTTCTTCTTCTTGAATAGTATCACGAATACTAGTACTAAATGTATCATTTAGAAAAAACGTTTCATCTTTATTAAAAATATATTCACTATAAGGTGATGCGTATATTAAAAACAATGTAGATGGTGTTTTTTTCTGAAATCTTGATGCTAATTCAACATCGTTAATATGGTTTTTAATATTAAAAACATCGTCGTTTTTTAATTTAAATTCAATATCCAAGTGTAAAGAATCTAATGTGTTTAAAAACGCAATGTATGTTGTATTAAACAATTGACACAAATCTTCCATTATTTTTATATATTTTTTATATGAACACGATTAAACTAATTAATTTAAAGTAGTATTTTTAAATTAATTATTTTAACGATTTTTATTTTTATTTTTATTATTTAAAAAAAAGTTTTATCTTTATTTTTATTTTTAGTATTAACAGTAGTAGTATTATTCATTAATTTATAAAAGGAAGGTGTATTATTTTTATTATTTTTATTATTTTTATTATCTGTTAATGTTTCTGTAAAAACAAATAAATTTTCATCTATTTCTTCTTTTTTAGTTGTTTCGTTATTTTTATTATTGATAGTTTTATTTTTATTTTTATTTGTTTTAGTTTCTTCTTCGTTTTCTTCGTCTTCACCTTCTTTATTTTCTTCTTCACCTTCTTCATTTTCTTCTTCTTTTTCTTTTTTTTCTTCTT